GCAAGACGGTTCGCCGCCCCAACGGATTCTTCCACAAGATGAAGGCCGCTTACGTTCGCCACGCGAAGCTGATCGGCGACGACACCCGCGTCGTAACCCAGTCGCACGAGGCTTACCGTCTGTCCTTCGCAGAAGCCTTCAAGATGACGATGTCCGACCGATTCTGGAGAATGCAACAGGACGCGGCTTCCGAGATGGACTCGATCCCCGGGGCGGCGCTCGCTCTGCGCGACGTCAAGGACGAGGCCGACCGCGCCCTCTGGCAGGACTTCCCGATGCTGGATCCCGAAGAGATCGCCAAGCGTCAAGAAGCCCAGCGCGAACAGGCTCGCAAGGAGGCGCTTGCTCGTCAGGAGATGCTGGACGCCATGACCCCGAAGGAGCGTGGAGCCTTCTTGGAGAAGGAAGAGCGCGAGCAGCGCCGCAACCAGAAGCGTCACGCGGCTTGGGCGAAGAAGAACACCTACAGTTGGGATCGTTCTGCCAAGGAGCGCGGAACTGCAGCGGCGAACGCCGTAGACCTGACCCGCAAGGCTGGCTCGGCTGGCGCAGGAGCCAACCGGGGTCAGATTAGCTAACCAAGTACCGGGCGCTCAGCTACGATGGCTGAGCGCCCAACCTGCTGAGGAGGACGAAGTGAAGAAGATACTAGCCATCGGGAGGGTAAGCCCGGGGAAGACCACCATCGACATGACCATCGACTTCGAGGCAACGAAAGGGATCTCCGGAGCCGACCGCGCTCTGGAGATGCTTCGCTCGAAGGAGTGGACGCTTGGCGGGATGATGAGGGAGATGGAAAGCGACGGGAGGATCCTGCCCTACGACCCAGACGACGAGGCGAAGTTGCGCCACGAATCGCCGGGTGAAAAATAAATTTGCTTTATTCTGAATTCCGAGGGAGGATCTTCTCGTAAGGTTAAATCGCCCACTCGAAAAGGACTTCGAAATGAACACCGCAACTGTTACCGAATGGAACTCCGTAGAACTCGCTGACAAGATCAACGCCGAGCTCGCCGCTGGCAAGACCGTGATCATCAACGGCGAGAAGGCTGTTGCCTTCCACGGAACCCCGAAGGTGCACCCTTGCCAGAACGGAACCCTCTCCTACGAGGTTCGTGCGAAGGTCGGCAACAAGACTCGCGCCGCCTACATCAAGGTCGGAAACGTCGTCAACTGGGTAGCCAACTAGATCGGATTTGCTTTATTCGAAATTAACTTGCATACTGTTACTACACCGCTTCTCCATCTCTCGAAAAGGACTTCGAAATGAACAAGAACACCTACACCGTATTCGCTCGCTGGGCAGATGGCGGAATGGAAGAATTCGACTTCGAGGCTGTCAGCGAAGCTGCTGCCCGCAAGATGGCTCAGGATGACATGGACAAGTACTACGAAGAGGGAGGCGAAATCGTAGGAGTTACCTTCCACCCGGCTGGCTTCTGCTTCTAACAATTCGAAATCCCGAAAGGGATCGAGCGGCTCGGCTCCCGCTCCTGACGAGATAGCCAACGAAAGGTAAACATGCAGCCCGACAATATTCCACCGGAAATCGCCCTGCCCATCGCAGCGGTTCTCTGGACGATCGTATCCGTCCCATTCTTCGCTGCCAAGGCACGCGCTGCACGAGCGGCTCGACGTGGCTGACGGCGTGCAGGGCGCTCTAACCGTCTATGACGACGCTATGACTCGTGCTGCTGATGCAGCGGCTCGAAGCGGCTACCAGCGCGGCGTCCAGATCCAGACCGAAATAATGGCTGACGCCGCTAAGCAGATGGCTGAGCTTCTCGGATGGAAGGACTCCTGATGAGCAAGCCCGAAGAGCAGCTTCGTCTCTCACCCGTCAAGGGGCGCGTTGGTCACAGCCGACAAGTGCCCGACAAGATCGTCGCCATCGAAGATCTCCTCGGGAGATTCCTGAACGACGTTGTTACGGAAGCCTTCCACAAGTACACCAAGCACGGCTCCTATAGCTCGCCGGTTGGTCACACCTTCCCGCAGACCGTGCACCTCTACTGCAATACCTCAGACCTCAAGATCGCAACAATCAACATCACCAAGGAGATCAATCAAAATGACCGGTAAAGAACTCAGCAAGTGGAGTGATCGCTTCATGTTCACTGCGGAAGAAAGCCTTGCGGCGGATGGACCAAGCGCCTATCTGCTCGGTGGCCCAATCGACCCGCTTGGACAGATTGCAGCTTGCGCGAAGATGTACAAGGGGCAGGTCGTTCGCGACCTCTCCGAAGTGACCGACGACGAGCGCCGGAGCTATCTCAAAGAGATCCAGAAGACCGTGCTGAAGATGCCGCTCGAAGCGGTTCAGTTGCACTTCATGATCGAGGGCGTAACGCGCTCCTTCACCCACCAGATGGTTCGCCAGCGTACCGCCTCGTATGCGCAGGAGTCCATGCGCTTCGCTGTCAAGGAGGACGCCGCGACAGCCGTGGCAATGCCGCCCAGCTTGGAGGGGACGCTTTCCTTCCGAGAGTACTTGGAGCAGGACATGGTCAAGCGGATCGCCGCCGGGTTCATGGTCAAGGAGGACGACGCCGCTTGGCTCAACGATTACACCAAGGGCGTTCGTCAAGAGATCATGGACAAGGGCGGTAAGCAGGCATGGCGTCTGCGCTGGGACGAGCAGGTTGCGACCAACTCGGCTGAGTACCTTGCGCTGGTCAACGATGGCATGCCAGCCGAGGATGCACGCGGTCTTACGCTGCACAACATCACCACCCGGCTCAACTACATCACCAACCTTCGCTCGTGGTACGACACCATGGCGGTTCGGGTCTCCGACCAAGCGCAGTTCGAATGGCGAAAGGTTGCCATGATGATGGCGAAGGCCATGATGGCCTATGGCGAGACCCAGAGCTACTGGACGACGATCAGCGAGTCGGAATACAACTCGTGGGATCAGAACACGCCCAGCAACCCGATCCTCGAACGCGAGTTCATCGGCGACGCCCGGGTCAAGATTCGCCTGTCGTCGGCTTGGCAGTACAAGGCGCTCGCCTACGAGCTCAAGCCGATCGAATTCAAGATCGGTGGACCAGCCTTCGGCGCTGACTTCGATCGCCCTTCTCGCATCGGCGAGCGCGTCATTGAGTTCCACAAGCATGGCGTTCCGTCTGACCAGTGGACGACCGGTTCTGAGGAGCACGGGATCCCGCCGATCCATCCTAGCGAGTGGCTGCTCGATCCCGACAGCGCTCGTCTCCCGGACGGCATGGAGTTCGACGCCTTCGGCAACCGCGTCCCCATCGGAACCGGCTGGCACTTTGTCGCCCCGGGGATTCTCGGCAAGGCCGCTTATGGCGACATGCCTCTGACCGGCGCTCGTTGGCCACGCGACTTCGACGCGGACGGGAACTACACGACTGAGTTCAAGCCCGGTGCCGAAGAGCAGGATCAGGGAGACGGAACCGTCGACTTGGAGGATCTCTCCAGCGACGACCTTCCCGGCATGTGGGATCGGAGCGACTTCCTGTGAACTCGCTAAAGCCACAGGATGGCCGCGTAAACAACAATAAGCAACCGCTGGGTAAAGTGGGCCAGATCATCGTGTCTACTGTGGCTCTGGCCATCCTGCTGCCATTCATCGGCATTCTGTGGGCATGGGCGTCACGCGTCATGAGCCTGTTGGGAGCCTTCTAATGGAAATCGCCACGCCAGCCGAAGTAGTCGAGCGCGTCAAGGCGCTGAAGGCGAACCCGGTTCGACAAGAGACCACTTGGTTGAAGATGGATCTGTGGTTCGTCGATCGCTCGACCAAGGTTCCTCGTCTCATGAAAGGGGCACTCGTCGAAGTCGTGGTCGTCGGTCAGCACAACGGTCAGCCGGAGATCCTCTTCGTCGACCCCGCTTCCGGAACTCACCGCATCGTTGACGCAGACAAGATCCTGGAGTTGAAATGTCCAAACTAAGCGAGATATTCGACGGCGAACTTCACTGGTTGGAGATCGACGATCAGTTCCCGAACTCCGGCGCTTCGCTTGTCATCGATGGCTTTGAGGAGGGCGAGGAAGAGGACGTTCTTTCGCCCTTCGAATCGCCAACTCAAGAGCCCATCCTGCGCGAGACTTATGAGCGCACCGACAAGAACATCGAGATGTTCCCGCTTGGGCGTGCTGCTCAGGCTTGGGGAGCGCTTTCCACGACGCTTACGGCGCTGTCGTACATCATGGAATTCGGCAAGCATCAGTATCAGCACACTCACCCAGATCCCCAAATCAAAGGCGGCGAAGTCCGCTGGTCGTTCAAGACAGATACCCATGTATCGGACAGGTTGTAATCATGACATCAGTAACAGTTGAACCGGACGGAACCGTGTTCATCCAGATCGCCGAGAAGCACGAGGTCAAGCCGGTTCTTACCGAGAGCGAAGTTGACCTTCTCCAAGAGCAGTATTTCAGCTCAGGCTGGAACAGCGCCGTCCAGGAAACGATGCTCCACTTCGCTAACGGAACGCTCCCCAAGTTCTATCAGGAATGCGGTGGCGAGAAGGTTGACGACGAGATTGACGACAACGGGAGGCAGATTTTGAAGGGCAAGACCCTGGAAGAGCAGTTCAAAGAGCGCGCCGAATCGCAAGCTCTGTTCTCTATGGAGGATGTCATGCTCGACGAGGTCAGCGGCATCCGCAAGGTCGGCACCGACACCGGAGAAGCGCCCGGAGAGACCGCTCCTGAAGACTTCGGCGACAAGATCACCATGACCATGGCTGAGCTAAAGTCGCACGAGGAAGCTTCCTTCAAGCGCGGCTTCGAGGATGGCCAGACCAGCCCTCGACACACCGACCACCGCACCATCGCAGTCATCTCCAGCGAGATCCGCGACGAGCTTGTTCGGCTTGCAGCCTTCGAGGAGACCGATCAGGGATGGACAACCCTTCAGGAGAACACCGAGAAGTGGATGGCGGAATTCGCCACTCGTATCGCCAAGCGCTTGGGCTACATCGTCGACCCCGAAGTGGACGATCTGATCGAAGACGAGGATGAGTTCTGATGGCTACTCCGAAGCAACCGAAGGATCATCTCCCCAAGGGCGGCTTGGTCTCTGACGCCACGCGGTCTGCGGTCAAAACTCAGGCCGCAAACGTCGCTCAAAAAGGCATCCTCGACATGCTGTATTCGAAGGTGCTTTACATCAACGGGGTTCTGCGACAGGAGAGGGCTGACCGAGCGCTTCTGACCGCCCATCTGCCCGTTGTTCCGGCTGAAAGCTCCCAGAAGGCTTTGGACAGTATCGCCAAGGTGATCGCCATGTCGCGCTACGAGACGAAAGATCTCCGGACGAGCGCCATGGTCGACTTCCCAGACGAGGCGATCCAAGCCATCGTGTCCAAGGCGGTCGACGACATTACAAATGTCCTTCTCGAAGACAAATGATGCGACGGCGCGAGCCACGCCCGGTTACGCGCCGGACGAAAGCGCGGAAGGGATTTGACATGCCGAAGATCAACGTTCTAGACCAAGATGGCCGGTGGAACCGCGCCGCTGAAGACGAGTATCTCTGGTGGCCACGCGTCCAATGGATCGACCCCGGCGTGACGTCTGGCGTCGCGGTCATCTGGTTCGATCCGAAGGCGCTTCTCGTTGACGACAAGAAGACCGCTAGGGTCGTGTTGGCGTACAGCGAGATGTTCCTCCACGGCGGCGAGAATGGACAGGCTCGACACTTCCTCCAGATGCACGACAAGCTGGACGAGGAACCGGGCTTGGCAGTCGGCTCAGAGTCGTTCGTTCCGCGCCGCTTGGACATGTCGGATGACTTCCTCAGCCCGGTTCGCATCCGCAGCCGGATTGAATATGGGATGTCGCTGATGCGGGGTGAAGGCGCTTCGGTTGCTCGACACGGAGCCGGGGCGGTTCCGCTCCACATCCAGTCGCCTTCAGACGCGCTGAACGCCTTCACGAATGTGCGTCTCAAAGCGTTGCGCATGTTCACTCCTGGACCAGACCATATCAACGACGCCAAGCGGCATGCGCTGCTCTGGATTCGTAAGCTCAAAGGACAGGGTAAGGGCTTGGAGTTCTTCAAAGAAATGCACGGCTATGAGGAAGGTTGGTTCGATGAGTAACCGGCGCGTACAACAGACTCATATCCCCGAATCGGAACTGGCATTCCAAGTTCAGGTTTGGGAGGACGGGCAGAAGACCATATCGGTCGCTGACAGCCAGTCGTTCTTGTACGGGCAGGAGCGCTTGCTGAAGCGGATCCAAGCCCGTCGTACGGCTCGGCTGGAGCGGGAAAGGATAGCCAATGGAGCCGGATGAAGCCCCGGTGGAGTTGGGCGCGTACATGGCGGACGACAGAGCCGTCTGGCTGTGCGAGCCTAACCCACCACTAACCACACCACGTTGGCGTCTCCCGGGCGGATTCATCACAACCGCCGGAACCGTAGCTTTCAACAAAGCTCTCGCCACTACGACCAAACTACGCAAGATGGTTCCAAGGAGGAACTGATGAAAACATTCAAGATCCAGTTGGTGCTGAACGCCAGCGACGAAACGATGTCTGTGGACGTCAACGGGCGGCTCGGCGACATCCTTGTCGACGGAGGATTTCACCCGGTTAGCTCGCTCGTCGAGGCTCAGGCCGCAGAGGGAGATGAGATCCTTCTTCAGACAGCCGGGATGGACCATCCGGTTCGCGTCGACGACTTGGTCGCCGCCTACAACCGCGACCAGCACATGATCGAGCTTCTTCGGAAGGACATGATCGACCAAGACAGCTTCTGCGGGATCGTTCGCTATGACATCTACGAAGACATCGTGGACGGCGAAGCGGGTACCATCGACGATCTGATCGACGATCTCGTCAAGGAGGTAAAGCCATGAGCGACGACAAGCCAGTGGCCGACGACCTGAGCGACTACGACCACAAGCATCTCTGGGAGATGGGCGAGCCTCTGGAAGACCGCCCCGGAGTGCTCTACAACGGCGTCAAGGAGTGCCCCTGTGGCATATCCGTATGGATGGCCGATGGCGTTCGTGCTGCGCAACCGCAGGAGCCGGAGGAACAGACAGACCCGCTTCTTCGGATCATGGAATACAAGGCCAAGCTTGACGCCGGGGAAACCCTCGACGACGACGAGATTGCGGACATCCGCGCTATCGCCGAAGCCATGGTCGCGGCCTTCAAGCCGTTCATGGAAGCGCTTCAGAAGCTGGCTGAGGATGTGGCCAAGGGAATCTCTGCGTTCTACGCAGACCTCGACCCCTATCACCGCGACCTGCTGATGAAAGTGCACGATATGGCAGAGGTCGGCTCCCTCGACGACGACAGCAATCGCATCGTAGTGGCTCAGGGTGGCTCTCTAGTGGGCGAAATCCCCATTATGGGAGGCGTGCCCATCCCCGGTCTCAATCATGTGGCTATGGACAACCAGTTGGTTCCGACGCACGAAGTCGTCAGCCAGTACCAGCGGGAAATGTTCGAGCAGAACAGGAACGTACTCTAATGCGCAATGCAACCGTGTTCTGGATCTGGCTTTCGCTTCTGGCGATCGTCGCGATCATTGTTGGAATACTCAAATACATGGAGGTGATTTAATTGAAAAGCTGTCTTACAGTTTTGTTCTGGGGACTCGTCGCGCTCGTTGGCGTAGTCATGATCGGATTCGGATTGGCGACTCTGCTATGAAGCCTGACCACCGCATAAACGACACGTCGAAGGCGTGTGCGGAGAAGTATGGCGGGAAGCGCTATCTCGTCAAGTGGGATGAGCTTCCCCGGTGCAGGAACTGCGAGCGACCGATGAGGCCGTTTCGTGGAGACCCGCTTGCGTGGCCAGCGACGATCTCGCGTGCAAACTCGTACGCCTGTTCAAGCTGCTACAATGGCGGATATCGCAAGCCGGAGAACGTAGCCGAAGACCGGAAGTTTGGAGACGAGAAATCTCGCTCGCCCAAGACCCGCCCCAAGGTCGCGAAGGTTGTCGCGCCGCCCTTGCCGTCGCGATATCAGATCGCCGAACACTGGTCGCCGGAGCAACACGCTGCAGCGCTCCAGACAGCCGGGCATGTGCAGGACGTCAAGGCAGCGACCCGCGTTATGAAGATGCTCGGCTTGTTCGATGACCCGTTGACCTTCCGACACGTCGCAAATCTCGGCTCCAACACCGGCTCGTTCGGGCGATAAACCAATTCGGATATGCAGATTCCGGAATAAGGTTGCCTCCCGATCGACCGAATAGGCGACAGAAGAACCCCGTTTCACCCTCTTGTTTTGACCTTGGAGGGCTGAGGCGGGGTTCTTTTGCGTGTGCGATTATTGTGTCAAGCTTGACGCCGGATTATTGTGGGGATGGGATGGCGGAAATCGCTCGGCGTCGCAGAAATCGGAGACCGGGCGGGCAAGAACTCAGTAAATGGTGGCTTCTGACAGCCGAGCCGGACGCGAAAATATCACTCCCTAGGAAGAGATGTCTCCTCAATCCTTCAATAATTACCCTTGGGGTGGAGTGGTCACACAATTGAGGGTGATTATTGTGGGAGCCGACTCAGTGAATTGAGGTGATTATTGTGGCGATTGTGGGGCGATTGTGTGAGTGAAAACTTTGGTGGGCATCTGAGGAGGTCGGTCGGACGGCAGGAGCCGAGCAAGCTAACTACATCACTAACTGATTCTTTGGAAGAGAGAGATTTATAGAGAGTGATATAGAGGGAAGTTTTGGCGAGGACTCGTCCTGTTGATATTCGGATATGTGTGTGAATTCGGATTGGGTAGGATTGACGTATGGCAAACAAGACATTAGCTCGAGACTCGATCTACGAGCAGAAGTTCGGTACAAGACATCGCGGTGCAGGCCGCCCAACTGGAGACGTGGAACCTCTCTTCGCTTCCGCTGGAATCAATCTGGCTGAGGTAGATCCTGTGTTGGTCAACGTGGCGAAGCGGCGTGCATACGCTGTCGTGCACGAGGAGGGGCGAGAGCGCCTTGCTGAAGTGTTCAAGAAGGAGCTCAAGGTGCTCAAGCGCCGGGGTGTCCAGCGTGTCGCTCAGGACAGCGGTAAGCGCCTGAAGGATTTCAATGACGACGTGGATGAAGTCGTCGGTAAGGGGACGAAGTAATGGCACGTCCAGAGCGGTATCCAGGACAGCGTTCTGAGTATGGGGGAGGGGATGGCATACAGCGCTTCCCTGATGGGTCATCTCGGGATCTGGCATCGATGGCTGATAGCAAATCTGCATCGGAACGTGCACGGCTGTTACGGCAAGCGGGCATGAACGATTTCGATCCTTCGGTTCCGGATGAGGTTGGGCTTGTTGCTTCGGGCATCGCGCTCTCTGACATGAACGCTGCACAGAAGATTGCATACGAGATCGATCTCGAACGGACTGAGGCTCGAAAGGCTGCACGAAAGCGGCTCATGGACGCGACGAACGATTACATTGCGGAGCCGGAACAGTACGAGGGCGAGGAAACCAAGTGATTGCTCTGGCTGAGTTGGAAGATATGGCTGTCGCTGCATATGCAGAACGGGGTCGTGATATGGCTGAGCTCGTTGGGTTGGGCTTCGCTGATGATATGCACGCGTTCCGTGAAGGGCGTTGGCTACAGTTGGCCAATAATGTGTCTCATGCAGGCGAGTTCGAGGTTTCGGGATCTGCAGTGCAGGAGGTGCTCGAAGCTGCAAGTTCCATTCCGGCGATGAATCGAAGGGCGCGGATCCTCTGGCACACACACACTGAGACCAAAGCCCCATCTTTCTACGACACGCAGCACTTCCCATGGTTCGTTGATATGGGGCTGATATTTCATGTGCCAACAAGGGTCACAACCTTGTACAATTCTGCAGGCACTATCCAACTTAAGGACGATCCCGAATCTGCACTCGAGACTCCAATGTTCGAGCCGATGCACGGTAATGCGGTTATTCACGACCGCGCAGGACATCTGACCCGGATTGGTAGTGGTAGCTGATGGCGACTGAAGAAGAGCGCAAGGCACTGGCTCGCTCGAAGCGCCGTCCTGCACGCCGGGTCAAGATCGAGATCACGCGGCTCCAGCTACTCATCGACGGCGAGCTTACATTCGACGATCTGGACGATGAGGAAGTGTTCCGTATGCAGTTGCGAGACCGGAACGGACACTTCAAGGGACGACCGCCGAAGTGGATACCCCGTGACCTTGCACAAGCATGGGCTAATGAACAGCGCAACCGGGCTGCAGCATGGTTCGGCGAGATGATCCCACAGGCGCAGAAGACAACGCTGGAGATGCTCAAGTCTCGACACCTGTCCCCGGGCGACGGGGCACGACTTCGAGCGGCTGAAATGATCTTCGACCGGGCGCTAGGCAAGGTGGGCTCAGAGTCCCACATCACCATTGACAAGGGGCGCTCGTTCGACGATGTGCTCGAAGGCGTTCTTGTAGACGTAGCAGAGGAAGAAGACGATGACTGACAAACAGGAGATCCGCCTGTCCTTGGAGATCGACGACGCCGAGAAGGACAAGCCCATGGCGGCCATGATTGCGCTGGTGCACGAGGGCGAAGGCGTGCCTCCTCTCATCCGCATCTCGGCAATGGGCGTCGAAGGTTCCAACGATGGTGCCAACCTTGTAGCCGACCTGTTGTTCGATGCAGCGACGGCTATCGCAGAACGTACTGGACACAAGCTCGGCATGGTAGCTGTTGATGCGCCTGAGCCCTATGAGAGCGAGCCACACAGTAGGGCTTGTGGTATGGGCTGGCACGACCACGGCGTACAATGCAGCACGAACTGTCCCACTTGTGGCGGTAAGCCCAAGCGTGTGGCGTTCAACCCCAAGCCCGTTGTTGGAGGGGAGCGATGAGCCAGATCGAGGAATCCGGCGACGAGTTGGCAGCGCCGGAGACACCGACCTCAGCCGAGTTGTTCGAGCAGCTTGACAATCTGGTGAGCCGGTACTTCAAGGAGCTATGGGCTGAGTCTGGACAAGGCGAATCTGGCGACTACATCAGTTCATGGGGCTTGGTAGCGCACTTCGCCAACATGAACGACCCCATCGACCGACCAAGCGCCGGATACATCTGCGAGACATCCCCAACCAGCATGCCTCCACACTCCATGAAGGGGTTATTCTCCGAGGGCATTGACTGGGTAGACGAAGCACAACACATGGACGAGGACGAGTAATGGACAACGAAGAGACCACGGCTGGGGAGGCGGCGTTCTTCACAGCCAAGGACAAGCTGGAAGCGGCCATCAAGGAGTTCTATCGAGAGACCGATCCCGACGCTTATGTGAGCGCTTGGATACTGGTCGCTCACAAGGAGTCGGTGTCGCTCGCAGCAGACAACGTTTCGGCTGTGTCGCACATCGTTCCAACCGGCCAGTCGTGGCCAATGTCCCTAGGCATGGCTGTAGTTGTGTCTGACAACCTTCGAAGCATGTCTCGGGAGTACTAAGTGGCACGTCGTGTAAGCATGGAGTCCTCGTTCGAGGCGTTCGGCTACAAACCGCACACCGCACAACGCAGGATTCACGATGCAGAGAGAACGAACCGGTTCATTGTGGCCGATTGTGGACGTCGTTTCGGCAAGTCCCAGCTTGGAGGGCGTCGCCTAGGTGTCAAGGCGCTGGAGTCGCGGTTCATCAAGGGCTTGTCCAAGACGGGTAAGCGTGCCGAGTACTGGATCGTTGGACCGGAATACTCGGACGGCGAGAAGGAGTTCCGTGTCTTGTACGACACCATGTCCAAGCTCGGGGCTCAGTTCGACCGCCCGGGCACATACTACAGTCTCGAATCCGGTCAAATGGATCTCAGCATGTACGATGGACAGTTCCAAGTGCACGTGAAGTCGAGCAAGTACCCAACCAGCCTTGTCGGTGAGTCGCTTATGGGCGTGATCTTCGCTGAAGCTGCAAAGGTGAAGCCCGTTATCTGGCCAAAGTACATCCGACCCATGCTCTCGGACTATCGGGGCTGGGCTGAGTTCACCTCCACGCCGGAAGGACAGAACTGGTTCTACCAGTTGTACCGTTTGGGGCAAGATCCCAACAACAAGGAGTGGTGGTCCATCAAGGCTCCAAGCTGGGCGAACGATGTGCTGTTCCCGCTCGGCTTCGACGACCCTGAGATCCAGTCCATGCGAGCCGGTATGACCGAGGAGAAGTTCAAGCAGGAGATCGGAGCCGAGTTCACAGAGTTCGTTGGGCGTGTATACAAGAACTTTGACGAGGAAGAGAACGTTGTCGACCTTGCATACAACCCCAAGCTCCCGCTCTACATGTGCGCAGACTACGGGTACACGAACCCCAACGTCGTGCTATGGGTACAAGTTGGGGTATGGGGCGACGTCTACGTCATCGCAGAGTACTACCAGCACCAGCGCCGCCCTGACGAGATGCTTAGGGACATCCAGAGCGACCCTAGGTTGGCTGCTCTGGCACGAGCGAGCACAACGCTGTACGGCGACCCCGAAGACCCTGCAGCGACCGACCTGCTGTGTGAGAAGCTGCAACTGAGGAAAGGCAACAACACCGGTGGCCTTCTTCAGACCCGGATCAACCTCATTCGGAAGCGCCTCGAACCACAACCCTTGGAGCTTCCCGACGGACATCCGGAGAAGAAAACGCGGCTCTGGTTCGACCGGTCGTGCACCTTCACGATCCAGGACTTCAACAACTATCGATACCCGGAGACACGCGCCGAAGCGGAACACAGCAAGGCACAGCCCCGGGCTGAGGCAGAGAACCCGTTGAAAGTGGACGACCATGGACCAGAGGCGCTGAGCCGGTTCTTCGGTGGCTACTTCAACGACGAGAAGCCCAAGCGCCGCGCTCGCAGTAGCATGGCGCAAATGACCTCTGGGTAGCCAATCCAGTAGACTTGACAACCGACAACACACGCGCACGCGAGGACTGGAGATGATCATGGGCGGTAAGCCGAACCCCGGAACCAAGAAGGACAAGCGCCTGAAGGCGAACCGATCGTCCAAGAAGGGCAAGAAGTAACATGGCCGAGGCACTCCTCCAAACGCCGTATTCCACGGCAATGCCCTTCATCGTCTCTGCAGCTACGGGCGGCTGGATGGACGAGTACGATCGACAGCGCTTGCTGAGCTACGATCTGTACGACGACCTGTTCCACAACGACCCGGCTCAGTACCGGATTATGCTCCGAAGCTCGGACGAGAAGCCGATCTATGTGCCGACCGCAAAGCGCGTTGTGGGCTCACTGGCTCGCTACGTGGGCAAGGGCTGGGGATATCGCGTTCTTGGGGCAGATCCCCTAGCGACCGAAGAAGTGGTGGCTACGGACGAACAGGTGGCCGCTGCGCAGCAAGCCTTCGGACAGTTGTTCGCTCGTGAGCGCCTCCTCAGCACCTTCCGCGCCGGTATCCCTGAGTGGCTTCGCCGGGGCGACTGGCTGTGGATGATTACCGGCGACATGAACAAGCGTGAAGGGCGTCGCATCTCAGTGCGCCCGATCGACCCGCGCCGGTACTTCCCGCTGTTCAACGATCCATACGACGTTGGTCGCATAACCGGGCAGGAGCTTATTGAGGAAATCACCATCGGGGAAGAGATCTTCATGTTCGTGCAAACGTGGCTGAAGGCGTCCGACCCGGGGCATCCAAACTACGAGCAGGAGGAGCCGGAAGAAGGCTTCGAGATCTTGCGCTCGGCTCAGGCGTACTCGTTGGAAGACTTCGCGGACGTTGACAAGCGCAAGCCGGTCAACTACGAAGGCAACGTTGCTGAAGAGTACCTTGTTGGAATCACGGCGCTTCCGATCTACCACATCCGCAACAACGAGACCAGCGACGACCCGTATGGGCGAAGCGACCTCAGCGGCTTGGAGTCCATCGTTGCCGGCATCAACCAGACCATCACCGACGAAGATCTGTCGCTCGCCTTCATGGGCATCGGCATGTACTGGACTGACTCAGGAGCACCCGTTGACGAAACAACCGGACAGGTCACAAACTGGAAGCTTGGACCAAAGCGGGTCATCGAGGTTGGCGACGGCAAGAAGTTTGGCAAGGTGGATGGCATCACATCCGTCGAGCCGTTCCAAGACCACGCCGCGTATCTCAAGAGGGAAGCCCAAAGCGCCGTCGGACTGTCCGATGTGTCAGTTGGAACCGGGAGCGTGTCCACGGCATCAGGAATCTCGCTTGCGATCCAGTTCTCGCCGACCATCGACGCAGTCAAGGTCAAGAACGAGGCCATCAACGGCGTCATGACGCAAATGTTCTACGACCTGAAGGAGTGGTTTGTAACCTACGAGGGCATCGACCTTGGACCAGTGGTTGTAGTGTCCGAAGCGGACGACGACGATCTCATGCCATTCGACCGGGAAGCTCGCTGGAAGGAGATCATGGAGGGTGTCACCGCTGGCGTCTTCACACTGGGCTATGCCGTGTCCGTTCTCGAGAACGAGTTCGGCTACGAGTTCCCCGCCGGATACGTCGCTGAGGTGGAGGCTGCAGGAGCCGCTGCGACAGCCGCGCTTGATCCGTTCGCCGCTCGGACCAGCGAAGAGCTTGCGGACACCGAGATCGAGGATGTAGAAGCTGCATCCGCGATAACGGCATAGCGCCATGGTTGATGTCGTTCCTCCCAAGCTAGGACTAGTCACGGAGATGAAGGTGGAAGCGGACCAAGCCGCTTACATCAACAAGATCCTTACCCGAAGCGCCAACAGTGTCGAGAAGGACATCAAGCTACTCAACAAGGGATCCAAGAACCCCATAACGAAGCTTCAGTTGGAGGCACAACGCGCTGCCATCAATGCGCAGTTGGCTCAGGACTGGAACGCCATCGAGAATGCCATCACGAGTGGCAAGAAGGCGGCGACCGCTGCGGCAAGCCAAGTTGTGAGCCAGTACGAGAACGTCGTCCTTGGGCAAGTCCTGTCTCCGGAGGCTCTCAAGGCCATTGCAACGAGCGAGGCGAACCGGGCGGTTGCTGGTATGGACGCCATGCTCCAGCGGATCGGCGGCTCGTCGCATATCCCGTTGTCAACTTCAGTCTACAAGAACAAGCAACTGGTGACTGGTTGGGTCGACGCCAAGGTCAATCAAGCGCTCGTCTCCGGCTGGGATGCAAACCGGCTTGCCAAGGAGGTAAAGAACCTCATCGACCCGGCTGTCAAGGGTGGCGTTCCGTACGCCGCGAACCGGCTTGCCCGTACCGAGATCAACAACGCCTTCCACTCGTCGTCCGTCGAGCGATACAAGAAGTCGGCTGTGGTCGAGGGAGCCGACTGGAATCTGTCCGGCTCACACCCGGAAGGCGACATCTGCGACGATCTGAAAGCGGATGGTCCATACGATTTGGACAATGTGCCGGGCAAGCCGCATCCCTTCTGCTACTGCTACATCACACCAATGCTTCTCGAGCCAGACGAGTTCCTCGACAAGCTGCTTGACGGCGGCTACGGGGACGAGCCGTGGAAGGGTGCCATAGCAGTCGATCCGGCTCCAACGTACAACACGGTTAGCAATCTGACCGGCCTGACACCGCTGAAGATGGCCAACACCGGGAAACCGGCTCAGTTCTTCAAGGAGACTATGGAGGGTGTCAGCCCCAAGGTCGCCAAGGTAGTGAACGAGATGGACGGCGACACTCTGAACTATCTGATCGCTGTGGGCAAGACTCCAGCCGGGGTGAAGAGCGAGTTCCTGGAATATATGTCTAATCTCGCTGACGACGGCCTCGACGATCTGCTTGGGGCGCTTGCCAAGGCTGACGCCGCTACGCCGCCGATCCCGACCTTGAACGAGCTTGCCAAGACCTACAAGATCAAGGCCGATGTCCTGAAGAAGACCGGGTTGAAGCCTGAGTCTCTGGACATCGCTCTGAAGAGTTACACGCCCCAACAACTGACCAAGCTGAAGAGCCTTGCGCTTGATGTTGACAAGGCTGACTATCTCAAGATTGGAGCGACGCCATCTGAAGAGTTCCTTGCCCACGCAGGAAACGCTGCTGCCAAGAAGAAGTATGGCAAGCCCGTCGCCGAAGTCGCGGACGAGTTCTCGAACGATGCAATGAACAAGAAGTGGGGCGTCGACAAGAATGTTCTGGACGAGTCAACTGCGACGAATCAGCAGATCGACCAGTGGCTAACGAAGTCCCAAGACACGTTCGGTCCAAACTACATCAAGAGCGTTATGGCGTCCACGGACTTAGAGCAGTTCAAGTTCCTGAAGGCTGCTCAGTGGGAGGATGTTGCAGCCGTCAAGAAGACCGCTACAGCCACCACGAAGAAGGCCGCTGCCAAAGCGACCGTCGAGGAAGTCGAGAAGGTGGCCAAGAAGCCCACCGCCGTGGCCGAGGTTGACGCGGCTACTCTCGCCAAGGCTGAGAAGGCGTGGAAGGGCAAGGCACAGCCGATCAAGCCCGTAGCGCCCAAGGCACCAACCGGAGAGGGGCAGATCGCCTATGGCGACTTCCTCGTTGCCATCAAGGCCAGATACAGAGCGTTCGCCAAGGCGACGAACAATCCAAAAACAGAGCTACCACAGTCCAACAACTGGAGTCAGGTTCTCAAGGTTGTCGAGGGCAATGATCTGGATGCGCTGAAGCTTCTGAAGGCCGAGAACTACGTTGACGAGGAGCTTTACAAAGTTGGCGTTGCGGCCATAAAGAAGGCGACTGCGCCGAGCAAGGTGGCTGCCAATCGATATGCCAAGGAGCTTGCTGCATTCGAGAAGGCTTCCGCGTCGTACGCAGACGACCTAGCGGAATGGAAGATCGGCAACGGCATAACGAGTAGCGCCAAGGGCATGCAGAGCGGATTGGTACACAAGACCGACGCCGAGGGCGCTGCATGGGCTAATAAGAATCTCCCCGTCGCGAAGGGTGATGCCCAAGCAGCGGCTAAGCACTACTCCGGCTCGTCTTATCGCGAATGGAACGACGCTCTGCGCAAGAATGCGGATCTCGACTCCTATCCGGCGGGGTGGCAGCAATACACCAAGGATCTGGACGCGGCCATGATGCCAATGCCGGAAGACGTCATCGTCCATCGTGGGACCAGCTTCCACGAGTTCTTTCTAGACGGCATGAGCAGCCGAACCGGATACTGGCCGCCACCACCGCCCACAGACCTCATAGGATCCGTACAGACCAACCACGGCTACTTGTCAACTTCAGTCGGTAGCAGATCTGCATTCTCGGGAACTGTCAAGATTGAGATCATGGTTCCGCAAGGACACAAGGCCGCTTGGGTATCGCCATACTCGAAGTACGTGGATGAGCGAGAGTTGCTGCTCAGCCGCTCGTCAAACCTTTACATACACGATGTGTACGAGAGGGGTGGCATCTGGAATGTCCGCGCCGAGGTGGTGCTAGAGGGCGAGGATCCCTCTTCGTGGATCCCCGGGGTATAGTTTGCCTTATTCCGAATAATGGAGCATACTCGTAAGAACTCATGAAAGTAGGACAGAATGCCCTTCAAAGAATCTCCAATGGACGAGACCTTCTCGCCGCCCACATATCCCAAGCCCGATTGGGAGGGATCCGCCGTAGCGCGGCGTGTCTGGGATCCCAGCGAGAACGCCACTGTTGGTTACTTGATTCTGCAGGATGAGCAGGCGTTCACGTTCTTGACCAAGGTCGCTCCCGACCAGAACGGTTACACGCTTCGCAAGATCTTGGAAGAGAGCATTCGCCTCTCGCTCCAGAATCGGATGACCGCTCAGGAGGCGCTGGAGGCGGCGTTGGAACTTTGCCTCGCAGACACCGCCGAAGACGTGGAGCTCCCGAAGCTGCTCGAAACTTGGGTGAACGAGTAGAATGATCCCTCCCCAACACTAAGGAGCGGGCAGTGACCAAGCTGGCATTACCGGTTATCGACGCCGGTCTCTGGAATCGTGGATTCTGGTACAACTCTCAGAACGACCGGCACGAGGGCATCGACTACGGCTGGTACAACGCCGACCCCGCTGGCTCTCAGCGCGTCTTCGCAGCAGCGGCTGGCAAGGTTGTGTCCGTCAACGATGGCGGTGGCTACAACGGCGGCTGGGGCAACCGGGTGGTCATCGAGCACGCCGGAGGATCGCGTACCGGATACAACCATCTCGCGACCGGACAGATCAAGGTCTGGGTCGGAAAGACGGTTGGAAAGGGCGAGCTCATCGCCATGATGGGCAACACCGGAGACAGCCAAGGCACGCATCTCCACTTCGAGTTCTACATGCCCAACGGCGACCGCGTAGACCCCAAGCCGTACTTCACCAAGGACATGCCCGGGTCTGGCACCGATCTGGAAGCCAACGAGCGACAGGTCGTGTCCGGAGGCGGCTACGCCAACGCCCGAACCGCTGCCAGCTTGAAGGGTGCGATTGTCGCAGACAAAGCGGTTCAGAGCGGCGACACCGGGCGCTTCAAGGGCTATGTCGTTGGCGAGAAGGTTTCGCAAGGTGGAGTCACCACGGACATCTGGTTCGTCGGCTACTATTCCAGCTTGTACTTCTGGGCGGGTTCGTTCGTCGGTGGAGCCAACACAACCGGCTTGGCCAATCTCACGCCGAAGCCGACCGAGCCAGAGACCAAGCCGACAACGCCAACCGAGCCGGTTCCCATCTGGGAGCCGAAGGATCCCGACATCGTTCAGCCGACCTTCTCCAACTTCCCGGACTGGATCTTGTACGACGAGGTTCGCGACGCCGCCGATGACCGTGAGGACATCAACAAGGAGGCTTACGACTACTACAAAGCCAAGGGGCAGGATCGCCAGTACTACCCAGAGAAGCAGATCGCACACTGGTGGGGTGAGCCCGGGGCGTACAGCCATGACTCAGTGGTCAACACCTTCCTCAGCAAAGCGGATTATGCAGTTCACTTCGTCACGTCTGCGGAGAACGGGCAAGCACGAATCACCGCCATGCAGAAGCTGGATCTCGTTGCATACACGACCGGAAGCGCTTCAATGTTTGGCTGGTCGTCCGAGACCGACCCGCTGTTGACCGATCTGGACTACTTGACGCTCGGCTACTTGACCTACATCATCGAGAAGCTCAACCCGCGTCTGCGCAGACAGACCATCGAACTGCACAAGAACCAGATCAACGTTTCGACCGGGAAGACCTTCGAGACCGCGTGCTCGAATATCGACACGGTTCGCCTTCGCCAGACCGTTGAAGACTTCTTCTCTGGCACTCTGGATCCCGCAACGGGCAAGGCTCCTGTTGCCGAGCCGACCGACCCGACACCAACCGACCCGGGCGACGTGAAGCCGCCTGAATGGTTCATCAACTGGATCCGAGCCGGACTGGACATTCTGGATCCCAAATAGACCGCTACCTCCGGGTAATTCAGCCCCAACGTTTACACCCCGGCGTTGGGGCTGTTTTGCGCCCGATTTGCTTTATTCGAAATTAACCTGCATACTATCTATATCAACCGTTTCAACCAACTCGAAAAGGACTTCGAAATGACCACCTCAGAATTCATCGCCAAGGCTCGTAAGATCGACACCATGCTCGCCGAAGAGTGGAGCAAGGTTCACGAAGCCAACAACGTGTCCTACTCAATCAACCGACAGATCGAGTCGAACAACACCATGATCGCCTTCTACCAGAGCAACTTGAGCCGCCACGCGAACAAGGCTGAGCGCATCCTCAAGCTTGAAGCCCGGAACGAAGATCTCCAGGAGAAGCTCGAAGTCCAGAAGCTGGTTGTTACCGAGATGACCGACAAGGTTGTTGCGCTCGACAAGGAGCTCTACGAAGGCTGGAGCCGCTTCTTCCTCGTCAAGCACATCCACCGCTCGATGTACTGCTCCAGCTTCCGCAGCACGACTCGTGTCGGATGGCTCCCCAACGTTTCCGGCCTCACCGAAGCCGAAGCGGTTGCCGAGCACGGCGAGACCCTCTGCACGATCTGCTACCCTTCGGCTCCGACCGAGCTCACGCAGAAGCAAGCTGACCCGGCCATCTGCACCGGAACCCTCGACCGCAGCCAGCCCTATGAGCTCCAGCGCATGAGCAAGTGGGGAACCTGCTCCGACTGCGGTGAGCGCGTTTCTGCCTCGAAGCTGGGCAACCTTCGCAAGCACAAGAAGTAGATTGGAGGTTGCGGGTTCGCCCCTGAGATTCTTCGGAATCTTGGGGGCTGCTCCATTGGCACACACAATCAAGTAAACTTGCTTCTCGTAACCCAAACACCAAGGGCGAGGAGAACCCACCATGAAGAACTGCAGCCACAGCGCGACGCTGAGCGCGGTACTGGAAACCCCGATTGAGCTTCTCGCTCTGACAGGTTTCGACGGAGACGAAGACGACAAGGGCGAGAAGCCCGGATCCACGGATTCCGACGAGAAAGACGACAAGGGCGCGAAGCCCGGGAGCGTCGACAACGGTGAAGACGAAGATGAGGACGACAAGGGCAAGGGCGGGAAGCCGGACGCCAAGGATCGTCGCATCCACAATCTCACTGAAGAAAAGGATCGGCACCTTTCCAAGCGGAACGAAGCCGAGGCAGAAGTCAAGAGCCTGAAGGACGAGCTTGCCAAGCTGAAGAAGGATGGCACGCCGGACGACGCGCTCAAGAAAGACAACGCCAACCTGACCGCAGACAACGAGTCTCTGCGAGCCGCAAACAACCAGCTTATGCTGCAGAATGCGTTCCTCACAGAAACCGGTTTCGACTGGGTAGACCCTGAGTCTGCGATGAAGCTGGCAAACCTCTCGGAAGTCGAGTTCGATGAAAAGTCGAACAAGGCGATCGGGCTGGGATCTGCTTTGGCCAAGCTCGCGAAGGACAAGCCGTTCCTGCTCAAGAAGAAGGCTGAAGAGAACGACGACGACGAAGGCTCACGCCGGAAGCCAGCCCCATCAGGCCGCGCTCCCCGGGGTGGCAGCAACAACAAGTCGGACGCCGCTACTCGCAAGGCCAAGCTTCAGAGCAAGTACCCCGGCCTTCGCCGATAACATCCAACAAAGAAAACGAGGAATGCATCATGGCTCAAGTCGACAAGACTGATTCCGCCGTCGGTGTGGTTCGCGCCCTCATTGCAACAGACTTCGATAGCGAAGACTTCGACACGGTTATCCCTGTCGGTCTAGACGCTTCGGGGCACTGTGTCAAGGGTGCAGGCCAGACCGGCGTCATCGGTGTCGTAATCCCCGGTCGCACGGTTCACCGTGCCGGTCAGGTTGCTGACATCTTCAAGCTTGCAGACATCGTGGAGTGTGCTGACCTGTCCGCAGGTACCAAGTACTACGCCACCGCTGCAGGAGCGCTCACCGCCGACCTCGACGACGGAGAAGATCCCGTTGTCGAAACCTACACCTATGTCGGCTTTACCGTTGAGGCAGACCGCCTCATCCTCGCTGGCTTCTAAGGAGAGACAGACAATGGAAAAGATCAATCTCTTCGCGCTCTCTGG